TGTAGATACCTGTCTTGTGTAAATAAGCGAAAGCAAATGTAGCATCATTGCTTGTAACACCACCACCGATTGGCAAAGTCAGTGGACCTGCATTGTTATCAAGTTCTGAATATAAACTCACCTTCATCAATGCTTCCCCAGTTGTCTGGTCAGAACCATCTTGTGCCGTCTTGAGAGTTGGCATATTGCTCAACCCTCTTCTCGTATAATTGTACATATAGAGTGTGTTCAGATTTTCAGGTCCAGTTGCAAGAGATGAACTCTTGAAAAAGTTTTCCCTGTCGTCTCCAATGTGGTCGTCGAATCTCGCCTCGATGCAAGGTCTCTTGTAGAAAAACTCAGTTCCCCTAGCAAAGAACTTCTTTGTATAAAAGGACCGCTTCTCTGTTCCATCTTCGTACTGGTCGGATAATTTAATCATTACACCGTAGTTTTCTCTGTCTGGGTCAACTGTTGACTCTGCCGCAATCCATTCCTCAACGAGAGCAGTAATGTTTAACTCTACATCTTCTGTACCATCGTTGATTGTGTAAGTGTAGTTCGGAAGATTCGTACCTGGCACATAAGTGACTTCGTGATAATCACCACCTGAAGCACTCCATCTTGTAGGTCCACCCCTTTGAGCAACAGTCAAAGTAAATACATTAGCATCATTGTGGACTGTCGGAATAAATGAACCGGAAGTTCCACCAACGACTGTATTCGTCAACCTTACTGTGGCACCAGTAGAATCGCTTGTATCGTCCTCAGATATAGAAGCAGACAGGTTTGTGCTCGCTAAGGCATCTACTGCTGTTTTAACTTGTTTTGCAAAATTGTTAACAGTGTTTGCCGCTGCTTGGTCGAGTTCTACTTCCACCTCTGTTCCATCGACATTTGGTGCAGTGCCAGCACCGTCATCATCAAACCAGAGATTTAGTCTTGTTTTTGTTTTGTCGTCGTTGACAACCTGAAGAATAAAATACTTTCCATCATAATCAGAAGGAGTAGTTGAAACAAACTTTATGTCAGTTATGTCTGCAACCTTAGTGTCGCTGGCAAAAATCCAGTTTGAAATATCGAGGTCAGAATACTCCTCCATATCCAATCCTGCACCCTCACTCCAAGATTGTGAAATAGGGAGTACAGACAAGGTGTAGTTCTTTGGAAGAGTTTGACCGTGCTCTGCATTGAACAGTCTAAGAAAAAACTTTGCACTTCCAGACTGTGCTATTGTTCCTGCATCTCTCGCTGCTTTAATTTTCGAAACATCAAATTGAACCATTGCTCTCGCTTTTTCAAGCGATGTGCTAGATGCTTGCCCGTAAATTGAAAATACTTCCAAGATGTCGGAAGCACCCATATTAGACCCTGTACCTCTCGTGGTCAAGTTTGCAGCAAAAGCATTTGTAATTGTATTATCTGCATTTGCATAAAATCTTTTTATACTCATAGTGCGGTTCCTCTAATATCAGAATTAGGGAACTTTATTTCATACACATGGTCTGAAGGTATGACTAAAACTCTACCATCCAAACTCAAGTTTTCCTGTATTGAATAGTTCAAAGAAGAATAGTTCCCACCACTGAGTGACCTGACTGCCACATCAGTTACATCAACAACAGAATCAAGTCTGTTAAGAGTCTTGTATACATCGTTTATTGTGAGTGCTTCTCCAATTTCAGGATGAATGCTAAATAACTCTTGAAGTTCCCTATCGCATTGTGCAAGCACCTCTGCTTTTGATACATTTTCTGCTATAACAACAGTGTAGTCAATTCCAAGATTGACTATCTTTGCATCAATGATATCAAATGTATCGCCCATCATCTTATAATTTGTTATCCAAGTTCTTAAATTATTTTTAAGTGTGATGCTTGGGGCAACAAACTTGCCGTCAACATCTTCTGAAATAACAAACATATTTATGTTTCTTTTAAACGAGTCTTTATCAACCTCTACTCTGACTCTTTTTAATGCACCAAATCTTCCTGGCATTGCATATGCCATAGTTACATAGTCTTGCATCGTCACTGCTCTATTCTGAGCAGAGAAAGAATTCATCGCTCTAACTTTAATCTCTTCTTCATCTGGTAAACTCAGGTCACCAACTACTGGATTTTCGTTTGAGCACTCGATTGATTGTCTAACTGTTGCAACCTTCGTTGCAACCAGTGAATTTTCATTATCAAATTGCAGTTCTGCTGACTGTACAGTAAGAATCGAATTTGCAGCAGCATTGACATTCTCTATATCATCTCTTCTGATTCTGACTGACAAAGTTGTATTTGCTGGAGAAATACCCATCTTTTCCGTTCTTGTGAAATTTGTTGGGTCAAGATAAGTATCAGACACATGTTCCTTACCAAACTGCCTCATCACAACACTCGAAGGGTCTAAGAAAGAACCTGACAATATTTCTTCATCACTTCCTTGCCCAAATTGTAGTTCGACAGCACCTGGTAGAAAATTAGTTCTATACCTTCTTGGTACCGATAGTGGTTTAAGAATGTTCTTGACTCTATGCTTGTCTTGGTTTCTATTAGAAACATTCACATAGATTACATCTTGAGACAAGTGCTCCACTTCGTAATATTGATGTCCTTCAGAATCCTCCACACTTACAACCTCAGAAATATTTTCTGCCTCAACTGTAACTTTCTGGAATCTTTTGAACTCGCCAACTTCTATAAATCTTTCCTCTACATACCCAGACTTTATTTGACCAGTTGCCTTAACTGCAAAAAAAGTAGGGGCACCCGTGGCATCATCGACACTCGATACAACAACAAGATTGTTTGGGTCTGAAAAGTCTACATCCTCTATCAATGTATATTTACCACCAGAAGTGCTTGTGACTTCTGCTCCCGCCTTCAAAACTGGTGCATATGTTAAGTCTGGTGCCGCAGAGTTTGCTGGGATAGTGACAAAGAAATCGCATTCACCGTATGCAGAGATGGCATCACTATACCGATACCCCATATTTCTTGATAAATTGATTATATTTTCTTTTTCTATTGCAGTTTCCAAGAAACTTTCATTTGCCTGATAGTCCAAATAGAAGGATAAAACATCTCCAACATACGAAACAGTGTCCAACATCAACGAACCAAACGATGCTTCGTTAAAATCTTTGTAAGAATCTGGATAATATCTCCTGGCATGTTCTACCAGTGCTGCTTTTATGGAGTTGAAGTCTCTATTGGTATATGAAATAGGTATTTTCTTTTTTGCCATCTGCGGAAATCCTCAATATTAAATAGTTAAGAAGTTATTTTTGGGTCAAGTGATAAGGACAATATTTGGTCACTAGCAATATTCTTAATGTCGTATCTAAGCATAATATCAACTAAGTTAGGATTCTCATCAGAGTAAACTACCTCTAATAGAGTTATTCCAACAAATGGCATATACCTGTCAACTTGCTCATAAATTCTTGACTCAATTGCAACTCTCGCTGTCGGAGTGTTGTTTTGAAACAAAAACCTTCTAAGACCAACCCCAAAATTAACATCCATAACCCTTTCACCTGGTGCAGTTAGTAATAGGTTTTTTAAATTCTGATGAGTGTTTTCTACAATAGTTTGTGTGTTTAATGGTGCTGCATCTTTTGTGAATCTGATTGGTAGTTTTGGTCCTATTCCATACATTTTATTTGTCCTCGCACTGTCCTTCAGGAGTAACTAGTTCCTTTGTCTCACAACCATCCTCACAGGAATTATCTTTTTTAAGTTTACTATGTCTCTCACCCTTGTTCTCTCTCACAGTAAGAGCATATCCACCCATTGGTGTAAATGGATAACCATATCTCCAACTTTCATTCCTGATAGTTCCGACGAGATGCTTTGTTGCTTTTGCTACACCTGCCGCATCTAATTCTAGAGTAGACTCCAGTAAATCAACAGGGAACTGAGTCACTGGCACATATTGCTTACATCCATTTCTAGTTCCAAATCCGTTTTTTAGGTCTCCGCTGTACTCGGATATGTTCCTCTTTCCAACAAGTCCTTCCACAAGACCATACTTCATACTGCAAGGGTCTTTCTTGTATCCCTTCCTCATATCATTATAACCTGGGTCTACTGTGTTTGCTAGTTCTCTTACCGCTGCTGCGGCAGCATCTGCTGCGGCAGAAGCAATTGCTTTAG